AAGCCGCCCCCTCCCCCCCCTATAGGGGCGCGCGCTCTCAGATAGGGCAAGGTTCTGACCACACGGGACGGCTGCGCCGGCCGGAATTCTTTTCAGGTCTTCTGAAGGGTTGGGGGGTTGGGTATGGCTCGCGATGACGATTGGGAAGACTTCGATATCGAGGCGCTTGACCCAGGTGTGGATAATATCACGGTCTATGTGCCGCCAGGTCCGGATAGTCAGCGCTTCCTGGCTGAGCGCACTCCGACCAAGTTCCTGATGGGCCCGGTGGGCGGCGGCAAGACCACCACCTTGGCCTTCGACCGGATCATGGACGGCGCGGCCCAGGGCTGCGCCAAGGACGGCTGGGTGCGCGATCGCGCGCTGGTGCTGCGGCGCAGCTGGCGCACGGCCAAGCGCACGGTGCTGAAGAGCTGGCAGGAGTGGTTCCCCAAAGGCTATGCCGGATCGACTTGGACCGGCGGCGAGGATCGCCCCGCCGTGCACGTGCTGCGCTTCGAAGATCCGATCCGCAAATGCAAGATCGAGCTTGAGACCGAGTTCATGGGGCTTGATGACAACAACATCGACCAGATCCTGCGCGGCAGTCCCTATTCGCGTATCTGGCTCAACGAGGCCGATCAATTCTCGAAAGATATCGTGGAAGAGTGCGAGGGCCGGATCGGCCGCTATCCGCGCATGGATGATCTGGCCGAGGGCGAGCGCCGGCGCAAAAGCCTCAACGGCGATTTCAACGCGCCGGACAAGACCAACTACCTCAACGATCTGCTGATTGAGCATCCGCGCCCGGGCCGGGTGCTGCACATGCAACCGCCGGGCCTGCTGGTGACCTGGAATGCCGATGGCACGCTGGCCGATTACCGGATCAACCCGGCGGCGGAAAACCTGTCTAAGCTCGATCCGGATTACTATACCTCGAAGGCCGCGACCTGGGAGGAGTGGCGGGTGCGGCGCCTGATCCTGAACGAATGGGGCTACAGCCGCGAGGGTCTGCCGGTATTCGTGAAAGAGTTCGTCGAACGCTTGCACGTGGCGCCAAAGATCATTGCGCCCGAACGCGGGCTGCCGCTGATCATCGGCGTGGATGTCAGCACCGGCGGTTTGCGGCCCGCCGCCGTGTTCATGCAGCCCGACAGCAGCGGGCAGCTCCGGGTGATCGAAACCGTGGCGCCGGGCCACGGCTACGGCGCGGTGCGGTTTTTCGAGATCGTGCTGGCCACGATGGAAAGCGGCTATCGCGGGGTGCCCTATATCGAGGTGTGGACCGATCCTGCCGCGCAGTATGGCGGCGACCGTGAGGGCGGCAGCCTGGCCGCGATCGAGACTGGCAGCGTGATCCTGGGCGTGCCGCTGCGGGTGCCGGCAGGCGGCTCCAACGAAATCGGCTTGCGGCTGGATGCGGTGCGGGGCGAACTCAACACCGTGGTCGAGGGCGAGCGGCGGCGGCTGATCATCTCGCCGCACCCGTCCAACCGGATTTTGATCGCCGGTCTCGCTTCCGGTTACCGGTTCAAAAAGCGGCCACCGCAGGCGCCGACCACTTGGGAGGCACTGCCGGAAAAGAACGAATACTCCGATCCGCTCGATGCCATGGGCTATGGCGTGCTGGGCCTGAGGCGCACCATGCCGCACACCCTGGCGCGCGACGGCCAGCGCTGGGCGGCGGGCGAGCGCAGCAAGAGCGGCTGGAGCGGCGGCAAATCGCGCGGGCCATCGCCCTGGGCCGCGCGCGCGGGCGATTTCGATGTGTTCAAGATGTAAGCCTGCGACACATGCCTAGCCAATCAGCCCCTCTATCTTTCTCGCCCTACTGCGGGGAGGCAAGGCATCAGGGCGAGAAAGGGATGATGGCCGCGCCGCGCCTGATCTCTCCCTGCACGGTGGGCGATTTGGCCGAGTGCGTGGCGCCCTTGAGCGGGCATGACTGGGCGATGACCAGAGCGGCGCTGCTGGTGGGCCCTAGCTGGGTTTTGCGCGCTGCCAGCGGGGCCGCCATTGCCTGCGGCGGGTTCGCGCCCCTGCTGGAGCCTGGCACGGCTGAAAGCTGGTTTGCCGTTTCCGCCCATGGCTGGGCCCGCCAGCACATGCGCCAGGTCGTTCGCGCCATCGCGTTGACCCTGTCCCAGTCCGGCTACTCTGCCATTCGTGCCGTAACCATCACGCCTGCCGGAGCCCGGATTGCGGCGCTGGCAGGCTTCGAGCGGTTCGATGCGGCGGGATCTGCGGAGGTATGGATATGGCTGGCGCGCTCAAACTGCTTGGCATCGGCGGCAAAGACAAGGGCGCAGCCTTAGCCCGGCAGGAAGCCGCCGCGGCGCAGCGCCGCCAGCTGGCCGATCTGGCCCGGCAGAACAGCCAGGCCGATGCCGCCGCCCAAGGCCAGGGCGGCCGGCGCGGCGGGCGCTCGCTGTTGAGTTTTCTCAGCGCCGAAGGCGCATCGGGCCTTGGCGCCGCCTGATGGCCGTTGCGATCAAGGACTTGCAGGAGCGGCGCAAGGCTGCCGCGCTTGAGCGCGATCTGTTCCGGCCGCTGCTGGATGAGGCGTTCGAATTCGCCATTCCCTATCGCAAGTCGTCGGCGCTGACCGGCAAGGCGGAAAAACGCACCAACCGGATTTTCGATCACACCGCGATCATCTCCACCTTCCGCAGTGCATCGCGCCTGGCGCAGGATATCTCGCCGCCGGGCCAGCAGAATATCGCGCTGATGCCCGGCGCCCTGGCGCGCGCCACCCTGCCGGCGAATGAGCTGGAGGCCATGAAGACGCAGCTGGAGGTGATGCAAATCATCCTCAATGCGCTGTTCATGACCGGCGAGTGGGACCAGGCCTTGACCGAGATGTGCACCGATCTGATGGCGGGCACGGGCTGCATGCTGATCGTCAAGGGCGATCCTGAAAAGCGCCCGGTGCGCTTTGTCACCGTGCCGCTCGATGAAATCATGCTGTCGAGCGGGCCTTACAACGACATCGACGGGATCTTCTGGGAGCGCAAATGGACCTTGCGCGCGCTGGCGATGGAGTTCACCGAAGCGGCTTTCACTGACGAACTGCAGAAAATGCTGAAGGACACCCCGGAAGCCGAAATCTGTCTCTACCAGGACACGGTGTGGGAACCGGACGGGAAGAAATGGTGCCGGACGGCCTGGGTCAAGGAAAACGTCCAGGCCGGCGGAAAAGGCGAACCCAAGGCGCTGGAGGTGAGTTACAGCCTGACCTGCCCGTGGCTGACACCACGCTATTTCCGGGTCAGCGGCGAAACCTATGGCCGCGGCACCATCATGCTGGTGCTGCCCACGGTCAAGGCGCTCAACACCGCCACCAAGATCAACCTGCAAGCCGCCGCCATCGCCATGCTCGGCATCTACACGGCGGTGGACGATGGCGTGTTCTCGCCCGATATGTCGCCGCTGACGCCGGGCGCGTTCTGGAAGGTGGCGCGCAACGGCGGCGCGCTGGGGCCCAGCGTGATGCGCTTTCCCGATCCGCGCATCGATCTGAGCCAGATCGTGCTGAAAGAACTGCGCATGGATGTGCAGAGCGGCATGAACGACCAGAGCCTGCCGCCCGATGGCGCGGCCGTGCGCAGCGCGACCGAGATCATGGAGCGGGTGAAGCGCCTGGCCAGCGATCACCAGGGCGCCTATGGCCGGCTGATCATGGAAATCATCGTGCCCGCCGCACGCCGGGTGATGGAGATTGCCTACGATCTGAAGATCATCCAGCAGACCATTCCGATCGACCGCCTGCTGGTGGACTTGCAGGTGGCCTCGCCGCTGGCGATGGCGCGCGAGGCCGAGGCGCTGCAGAAGGTGACCGAATACATGCAGCTCGCCATGATGGTCTCGCCGCAGCAACCCGGCCGCTATGTGAAGCTGGACGAGGTGCTGCCCGAGATCGCCATGAAGCTGTCGATCCCGTCGCGCTTTGTGCCCAATGACGAGGAGCGCAAGGCGATGGACGAACAGGCCGCCGCCGCACAGGTCATGGCCGCCGCCGGCGCGGTGGCTGGCCAGGACCCGCAGGCGCTGCAACAGGCCCTGGGGCAGGCGGCATGACCGGGCTGGCGCTGGACGATATTCTGGCCGGACTGACGGCGGCCGAGCGCGATGACCTGTTCGGCGGGCTGCCGGCGTTCCAGAAGATGCAGGAGGCGGCGAAGCTGCAAGGCGAGCGCCGCCGCGCGCTGGCGGCCAGCATGGCCGCCCTGGCCGCGACCGGCGATGGCATGGCGATGCTGGAGTATCTGGCCGGGGCCTATATCCGGCGCTTCGACGATGTCACCAGCCTGGGGCTGCCGATGGAGACGGCCATTCAGCTGCACGCTTGCCGGGATGGCCAGCGCGCGGTGGTGCAAGATTTGCTGCGCCTGGTGAATGAGGGGCGGCAGCCGGTGAAGGTGAGTGAGTGAGGCGAAGCAGTAGGGCATGAAAGGAAAAGGCTGCGCCGCGGCTTTCCTTTCTCGCCATGATGCCGTGAGACGCAAACGATTGGAGACGCATGATGACTGAACCTGCCGCCACCGCACCCGCCGAAGGCGGGCAACCAATTCCAACCGCGCCGGGAAGTGGCACTCCCCCGGCGCCGGGGGCGGGCGCGGCTCAGGATGGGGCGCAAGCGCCATTCTGGGCCGGTCTGCCCGATCACCTCAAGGGCGCCGATCCCGAGAGCACCCTGAAAAAGCTGCTGCCGGCCTTCGATGGCTACCACAAGGCGGCCAGCGCGCGCGGGCCGGTGCCGAAAGAGGCCAAAGAGTACGTGTTCGAGACCCCGAACGAAAAGCTCAAAGGCTATTTCGGCGCGGCGGACGATCCGGCCATGGGCGCCGCGCGCGAGGCGGCCCTGAAGGCGGGCTTGACCACCAAGCAATTCAACGCCTTCATTGAGGATACCTTTGCGCCGTTGGTGGCCAGCGGCCAGCTGCCGGCGCCGGTCAATCCGGCGGAAATCGTCAAGGCGCAAGCGGCCCTGCTGGGCTTCAAGGAGCTGAACGACCAGAGCAAGGCGGCGCTGGAGGCGGCGACCGGCGAAATGATCGGCTTTGCCACCAACCTGGGCAAGCAGATGAACCTGTCGGAAACCGCGCAGATGGAGCTGGAAAGCCTGGCGCTGACACCCGGCGGCTTCGAGCTGCTGCGCGCGCTGCCTGCCGCCATGGGCAAGGAAGCCTTCCGGCTGGGCGGGCAGGCAACTTCAACTGGTGAATTTTACTCGAAAGAAGAACTGCATCAGATGGACGCTGACCCGCGCATCGATCCGTCGAAATTCGGCAAATTCGATAAGGCCGCGCGCGAAAAGTACGATCGCAGCTACGCCCATCATTACGCGCGCGGCGGCACATCGCGTTGACCTCGTCTGGCATCGCCTAAATTCGGCGGCAGCACAGGGGCGGACCCTTCGCTGCTGCCGTTATCCTCTTCTCCGGACCGGCGCTGCGCGACGGTTATCCAAACTCGGTGATCAACCTGATGATCAACGGAGTTTAATATGACGCAGCAAGCTGACGCACACTACGTCGAGCAATATCGCAATCGCACCACACACATCTACCAGGCTGAGGGCTTCCTTCTGCGCGGTACTGTGCAAGCGGCGGAACGCATCGAAGGCACCAAGGCCTATTGGCCCAAACATGGCAAGGGCAGCGCGCGCAAGAAAATTCGTGGTCAGCCCGCCATCCCCATGAACCCGGACAAGTCCAAGGTCAGCACTGATCTGGTGACCTGGGAAGCCTTCGACGAAGTGTATACTTATGATCTTTCCCGTCAGAATGTTGCCGAGAAGGAAAACACCGCACGCGCTGGAGCAATGGCGCTGGGGCGCGCCACTGACTATGAAATCTTACAAGTGGCCAATGCAGGCGCCGCATTGGCGGGAAACAATTTCATCGATCTGTCGGCCATCGACCTGAACCCACGCGATCTTCTCGACGCATCCTCGCGGCTGCAGAAAGTGGGTGTGCCGTGGCGCAAGGGTGACTTGTTCTGCATGCTGCCGCCGCTGCAGTTCAACCAGATGATGAGCTATAAAGTCTTCTCGTCTGGCGATTACGTTGGTCCTGATCTGCCTTTCGTGAACATGACGATGGTGCGGACCTGGAACAACGTCAATTGGATGTTGATGCCGGAACAGGCGGAATACACCGTCACCAATGCCGTCAACACCTATGACGTGTTCCTGTGGCACCGCTCCGCTCTCGGCTGGCACAATAACGAGGAGCTGCGAATGATCTGGGACTGGGACAACCGCGCCGGCTGTTGGACTGTTCGGATGGAAAGCGAAGGAGCGGCGATCGTTGTTCAATCGGAAGGCATTTGCCGTCTCCGGCTGAAAGATACCGGCGTGATCCCGGTCGCAACAACCTAACGGCGTTCATGGCGGCTCGCAGAGGCCGCCATGGAATTTTCAGTCAGAAACAAAGGGACCTCATCATGGCATTCGACTTGAAGGGCTTTCGGCGCATCGCGCAAGGGCCGACGATCGGAACGGGCCGCAACTCGACCTATTCCAAATATATGTACGTCACGAACGACGATCTCTCCCAAGTCACCACAGCTGGTTACTTCAATTCCCTAGTGACCACTGCCGGCATTCAGGTGATTAGGGGCGATCAAGTTGATGCAACATTGGATGTTGATGGAACTATCATCCGCATCGACTTTATCTTCGATAGCGTGACAGCGACGACTGTCTCAATCAAGCGCGCAGGCACCGTTGGCGCTGGCGATTGAACCGAATGAAAGTCGCCGTCGTCCTTGGTATTCCAGGGACGGCGGCGTTCCCGCACCGGAGACGCCATGCCCGACCTGACCCCTGTTGTGATTGCCAACCGCGCCATGGCCATGATCGGCGCCGATCCGCTGCAGAGCCTGGATGACGAGACCATTGGCGGGCAGGCGGCGCGGCTGCTCTATGACAGCCTGATCGGTATGTGCCTGGGGCTGACGCCCTGGACCTTTCTGCGCTCAACCCAATTGCTGAACCGGCTGGATGTGCCACCACCCGCCAACGGCTTCACCTATGTCCACCAGCTGCCGCCCGGTGCGGAGCTGCTGCGCCTGACGCGGTCGCGCGATTATGCCGATGTGCTGACCCGCTTCGAAATCGAGGGCGAGACCATCACGTCGGACGAGCTCGTGGTCTATGCGCAGCAGCAGCTGGATGTGACCGAACAGCCGCACCTGTGGAGCGCGCCGTTTTGCCATGCCTTCACCACCGGCCTGGCCGCCGATCTGGCCTTGAGCCATGCCCATGACAAGAACCTGAAAGCGCAGCTGGCGGCGGCGGCCTTCGGCAGCGACAGCCAGAACCTTCGCGGCGGGCTGATGGGCGCGGCCATTCAGGCCAACAGCCGCAACAGCCCGGTGAAGGTGCTGTCCGGCGGCGGCCCGCTGCTCGATGCGTGGCAGAGCTAGATGACCGCGCGGCCTGGCAAAATTCAGCCGGTCTTCAATGCCGGCGAGGTCGGAACGCTGTTCAACCAGCGCACCGAGAGCAAGTATTACAACGCCGGGCTGGCCTATGCCGAGAATATCGAGCTCTTGCCCCAGGGCGGCTTCACCCTGGCGCCGGGCTTGCGCCATATCGGCGATGCCGCCGCCACCGCCGCGCGGCTGGTGCCGTTCCAATCGCTCTCCGGCAATGTCTACGATCTCGCCTTCACCGCCAGCCAAATCGAAGTCTGGGGCGAGAGCGCCAAGCTGCACACGTTTGGCCACGCCTATAACGCGGTGCAGGTGAGCGAGTTTCTCTACGTGCAGAACCTCGATACGCTGCTGACCTTTCACGAGGACGTGGCGCCGTGGCGGGCCCTGCATGGCGGGCCCGCGACCTGGGTGATCGGCAGCTTTCCGCTCAACGATCTGCCGACCTACGATTACGGCGGACCGATCGGCGGCGGCGTCTATACCAACGGCCTGGCCTCGGAATGGCAGCTCGATTTCATCGGCTTCAATGTCGGCACGCCGACCTGCGACAACATCGTGTTCGCGGTGACGGTGAACGGCCAGGAGACCGTGGGCATCTATGCGATCTCGACCGCGCCGCCCGGCGGCACGGTGCCGAGCATGCCGCCGATCGCCGCCGCCATTCAGGCCGCCGTGCTGAACCTGCCCAATGTCGGCGCCGGGGTGACTTGCGTTTCGGTGGTCAATGGGCCGACCTTCTTCCGGGTCAAGCTGGTGTTTGGCGGCACCGGCAACCTGGGCGACCATTGGGCGGTGAGCGCGCGGGTGCTGAACAAGACCGATGCCGCGGTCTTGAGCAACAAGACCGTGGTGGGGGTGGACCCGGGCGAGGCGATCATTTCGGCTGACCGGGGCTGGCCGCGCTGCGGCACCTTTTATCAGCAGCGGTTGCTGCTGGGCGGCCTGAAAAGCCTGCCGAACAGCTGGATGGCCAGCCAGAGCGGCCGCTTCAGCGACTTCGACCAGCGGCTCAACACGGCCGATGGCAGTTTCGTGGCGCCGCTGGAGGTGCCCGGCGGCGAGAAGATCGAGAACATCGTCGATAACCGGTTTCTGCTGGTGATGACCAGCCGCCAGAATTACTGGGTGGCGGGATCGGCCACCGGCTTAAGCAAGACCGTGCCGCCCAAGCACGTGCCGGCCAGCGAGCATGGTGCTGCCGCGCATGTGCCGGTGGTGGCCAACGAAGGTGCCGCGCTGTTGATCCACAGCTCCGGCGATTTCCTGATCGAAATGCGCTACACCGACATTGACGGCAATTACGCGACCCAGGACCTGTCCCTGCTGGCCTATCATATGATCGACAAGGCCAAGGATCTGGCGATCAAGCGCAAGGCGGAAAAGCAATCCAGCAACACCGCCGCCATTCTCAACGCCGATGGCAGCCTGCGCCTGGTCTACCTGCTGCGCGAACAGGAGCTGACCGGCTTCGTGCGCTACAAGACCGATGGCAGTTTCAAAGCGGTGGCGGTGAACGGCCGCAACGAGATGACCGTGATTGCCGAGAGGAAGCGCGCCGGCGATGGCCTGCACCGCAGCCTCGAGCGCTTCGAAGCCGGGCTGCTTTTGCACGGCGCGGTGAGCTTCAGCTTTTCCAGCCCGGTGACCACGGTGGCCGGGCTTGGCGTGTTCCAGGATCAGGACGTATGGGCGATCGGCGATGGCAATGTCTTCGGGCCGTTCTGCGCCTGCACCGGCATGATCGAACTGCCGGTGCCCTGTTGCGAGGTGACGGTGGGCCGCTGGACGCCGCCGCGCATCACCACGTTGCCGCTGTCGCGCATGATCGGCCCGAACATATGGCTGCAGAAGCGCGCGCGCATTCACTCCGTGCAGATCCGGGTGGAGGATACCACCTCGCTGGCGGTGGAGGTGGCGGGCGTGGCCCGCGATATTCCGCTGCAACGCTACGGCGCGGCGTTCGATATCGCCGAGCTGGACGCGGGCGTAACCGGCGTGATCCCGGTGCGCGGCCTGACCGGCTATGGCGACGATCCGCAGTTCACCCTGACGCAAACCCGCCCCGGGCGGCTGACCGTGACATCGCTGGTGCTGGAGGCGTCCCTGTGAGGAAACAATCATGCAAGCCCTGATGGCCCTTCCCTCTCTGTTCGCCGGCGGCGGCGCCGCGGCGGGCGCCGCCGGTGCGGCCGCCGGCGCCAGCGGCGGGCTTTCCGCGCTCTCGATCCTGGCGGCGGGAACCTCGATCGCCGGCATTCTCGGCACCATCGGCGCGGGCAATGCCCAGGCGCGCAGCTACAAGGACCAGGCCTTTCAGGCCAAGCTGGAAGGCGAAGGCGAAACCGCCCAGGGCATTCAGCGCCAGACCGGCCTGAAGCGCGAGCTGATGCGGGTGATCGGCGAGAACGACGTGAGCTTCGCCGCCGCCGGGTTGGACTTGGGCTCCGGCATTGCCGCCGATGCCCGGCGCAGCGCCAGCGAGCGCGCGTCCCAGGAAATCAGCATCGACCGCAGCACGGCGGATGCCCGGCGCGCCATGTATATCGCGCGCGCATCAGGGTTCCGGCGCATGGCGCGCGAGGCCAAGAGCGCCGCCCTGTTCGGCGCGCTGAGCCAGGGCGCGCAGGCAATTGCCGGCTTTGCCGGACGGGGTGGCGCATAATGGTGCGATCGGCGGGAACGTTGGACGAATTCACCGGGCAAGGCGTGGTGGCATCCCAATACGCCGCCGCACCGATGGACGATGGCCAGGCGGCCCAGGCAGCGGCGCGGTTCTTTTCCGGCCTGTCGGGCACCTTGGGCGCGCTGGCCGATCAGGCGGCGGCGCGCGACGGGGCCTTGGCGGGTGCTGCCACGGGCGACGGCGGCGTGGGCCTGCCTTACGTGCATTTCAGCGACACACCCGCGCCAGCGGGTGCAGCGGCGGCGGGAGGTCTTGCGTCTCAACAACCCGCCGCCGCGACCACTGCAGGCGGGCCTGCGGGGCGGATTGCCCAGGCCAGGGCCTTCTTTCTCGCCAAAGGCTACAGCCCGCACCAGGCCGCCGGCATCATCGGCAACCTGCAACAGGAGAGCAGCTTCGCCGAGGACGTGATTGCGGGCGCGCGCAGCGGCGACAAGGGCACCGCCTTCGGCATCGGCCAGTGGCGCGAGGGGCGGCAGGCAAACTTCCGCGCCTTCGCCAATCGCATGGGCAAGCCCGCGACCGATTTCGAGGCCCAGCTGGCCTTCGTCGACCATGAATTGCAGACCAGCGAAAGCGACGTGCTGAAACGGCTGAAAGCGGCCACGACCGTGGATGAGGCCACCGCCGCCTTCATCGGCTACGAGCGGCCGCGCGGGTATTCGCTGGCCAATCCGCGCGGCGGCGATGCCTATGACCGGCGGCTGAAATACGCCGAGGCCGCGTTGGGCGGCGCGGCCGAGGGCGTGAAAGAGCTGAGCGGCGGCAGGCCTGGCGATCTTAACCGCTATCTGGCGCCCGGCGTGGCGGCCGCCAGCGTGAAGAACTTCAATGGCGAGTTCGCCAACCGGATGGCGGCGATGCTGGCTGAAGCGCCGCCAGGGGTTTCGATCTATTCGGGCTATCGCTCGATCGAGCGCCAGCGTGAGCTGTTCCAGGCGGCGGTGAAGAAATACGGCTCGGTGGCCAAGGCGCGCCATTGGGTGGCGCCGCCGGGCAAGAGCCAGCACAACTTCGGCACCGCCGCCGACCTGCGCTTTGCCACGCCGGAAGCCAAGGCCTGGGTGCATGCCAATGCCGCGCGCTTCGGCCTGAATTTCCGGATGAGCCACGAGAACTGGCACATCGAACCGCTGAAGGGTGCTGCGCCGGCGGGCGTGAAGGGTGCGATGGACGGCGGGCAGCAACCTGCTGCTTTCACGCCAGCCGAACCGCCGCCGGTCACCGGCATCAAGATGGATGTGTTCGTGCCGGAGCCCAAGCCGCTGGCCCTGCGCCGCGATGGCACGATTTATGGCGACGCTTACGATAAGGCGCTTTTGGAAAGTGCGGCCTGGCGTTTTCATGCCGGGCTGGATGCCGAGCTGACCGCCGCCTACGACAACCATCTGGACGATCCGGCAGCATGGGAAAAGGCGCGCAACGAGATTGCGCGCAAGTACGTTGCAGAAGGGGCCAAGATCGGCCCGGAAATGAAGGCCAATCTCGAAGCCCGGGTGGCCGACCGCGCGGCGACCTTCAACCAATCGATCTTCTCGCGCCGCGAGGCCAAGGCCGATGCCGAGCGCAAGGATGCCGCCGGCGGGGCGATTGCCGCCGCCGTGACCGGCATCGAGCGCCAGGCCTATCTGATCGGCACGGCCAAGGATGGCGACCAGCGCCTGGCCAATCTCTCGGCCCAGGCGCTGAGCTCGATCGACGCCGCCGTGGCCTCCGGCGCGCTGAGCCCGGCGGAAGCGGCATCCCGGCGCGAGAGCGTGACCACCGCCCTGGTCACCAGCCGCATTCAAGGCGTGTTCGATGCCCTGGACGGCCCGGCGGCCAAGCAGCACTTCGCGCAAGGGCTGGCGCAAGCCTATGCCGATCCCAATTCGCCGATCGCCAGCCTGGCGCCCGATACCTTCCGCCAGTTGCAGCGCGGGCTCTTGGTGCAGGCGAGACAGGAGACCGCGACGGAAAAGCAGGCCAATAGCCTGGACCGGTTCAAATTCGAGCGTGTGCTGAAAGACGATCTCTCCAGCGTCGAAACGACCGGCAAAGGCGTGGAGATTGGCGGCAAGGGCCTGGATGTGAGCGAAGTGGCCCAAATTGTGGGGCCTGAGAAGGCGGCCAAATGGTACGACGAGCGCATCGCGGCGCGGGCACAATTCGAGGCGCTGAATGGTCTCGACCGGTTGCCGCCCCAACTGCTGGACGCAGAAGTGGCGAAGTTGAAACCGGCGCCGGGCGCCGATCATTTCGCCACGCGCCAGAAGATCTATACCGAAGCCGTGAAGCGGGCCAAGCAAGCCCGTGATGCGGTCAACGACGATATGCTGGGCCATGCAAGCCGGATCGGCTTGCAGGAATTGCCACCACTGGCCTATGCGACGCCGCAGGAGCTGGAAGCCAGCCTGGCGGCGCGTGTGCCGATTGGCGAGGCTGTGGGACGCTATTACGACCGCGCCCCGAGGTTTTTCACAAAAAGCGAGGCGGCGGCCATTGGCCAGCACTTGCATACTCATCCGGACAGCCTGCCGGCGTTTGCGGTGTCCATTGTGCGGTCCATGCAAGAACACGCGCCAAAAGCTTTGGCCGAGATTTCTAAGGATGCGCCGCTGATCGCCCACGCCGCCGGCGTGGCGATCGAGACCGGCGACGACCGCACCTTGGCCGAGACCGCGCGTGCGCTGAAAATGGCGGCGATGCCGGATTACGAGCCGGTGAAACTGCCGCCGGCCCAAAAGGCCGGCGCGGCCCGCGCCTTCACGTCGGCCCTGCAGTTTCTGCCGGGGCTTTCGACGGCGGCGCAAAAGCAGGCCGATCTGCTGTTCGATGGCGCGGCGCGCGCAGCGGGCATCGATCCCGCCGACACCACCCAGGCGGAGGCGGCCCAGGCGATCTATAGCGAGCAGCTGAACCGGGCGCTGGGCGCCCATGAGGTGGCGGGCGAGCTGCGCGGCGGCATGGGCGCAATTAACGGCCATGTCACGCTGCTGCCGCCGGACATGGCGGCTTCGACCGTGCAATATGCGCTCGAACATCTGACCGATGACATGCTGGCGCAGCTGCCGCCGATCTATGCGGTGGAAGGCGTGACGGTGAAGGCGGCCGATCTGCGCGGCGCGCGGCTGGTGGCGGCGGGACCTGGAAAATATGCGCTGGCGGCGGGCGACCTTACATCTGAGCCGATGTGGCTGGCCACGCCGGAGGGCGGGCAATGGCTGCTCGATATCAACCAGCTGGTCGAGCTGGTGGCGACAGCGCCGGCTTACGATCCCTATAAGGACAACCCGTTTGATCCCAATTCGGTGCTGAAGCCGGGCGCGTTCCTTGAGCGCAAGGTGGATGCGCCGCCGGTTCAGCCGGGCGAGGTTGACATGAACGATCCGAACCGGGACGCCATGCCATGACCTTCATTTTCGAGGAGCCGCTGCTGCCGGCCAATCCGCAGTTCTTCGGCGGCCGGGCCGGTAACGGCCAGATATACGAGGCGGGCCGAGATGCCGCGATTTATGCCGACAATGCCAGCGCTTCCGCCGCCGCGCTGGAAAAGGCCTATGACGACCGGATTGCGGCGATTGCGGCGGCCACCGGCGCGCACCTGGAAAACCCGTTCCGGCTGCCCACGCCAAACCAATTCGACAGCCGCCCGGAAGCGCAGCAGCCGGGGGCGGCGCGCTTCGAAACCCATGCCGCCGTGTTCGACCAGGAACGAGCCCGGCTGCTGAAACAGTTTCCCCAAGCGGCGGATGCGATTGCGGTGGATCGGAGCGTGGAAAGCGATGCCCAGGATATCGGCCGCAAGGCCGCCGAGCGGTATGCCCGCTTCATGTCTACTCGCACCGACCGCCTGGGCAAGTGGAGTTCGGCGCTGGCCGGCGGCTTTTCCGGCTCGCTGCGCGATCCCCTCCAGGTGGCGACCCTGGCGCTGGGCGCTGGCCCGGGCGCCGCGCGCACGGTGGGCGGCGCGATCGTCAAGGGCTTCCTGAAAGAGGCGCTGGTCAACGGCGTGGCCGAAGCGATCCTGCAGCCCAAGGTGCAGGCCTGGCACAAGGAAATCGGCCTGCCCTCCGGTTTCGACGAGGCGGTGCGCAATGTGCTGTTCGCGGCGGGATTTGCCGGGGTGCTGGGCGGCGTTTTGGGCGGGGCGGGAAAAGCCTTCACCAAACTGATGGGCGCGGAATTGGACGTAGCGGCGAAGAGCGTGGCCGACAGCCTGCCCGATGGCCACGCGGTCAAGCGGGCGCTGGAGGGCGATGGCGCAGCGGCGGCCGAGGTGTTGAAGAGCTATCCGGATCTGCCGCCGGCGGTGCGCGGCGCGGCCGAGGCGGTGGAAACCGATGCGGCGGTGCGCGCGGTGCGCCCGGCGGAGGTGCCGGTGGCGGTGCATGACGCAAAGATGCGTGATGCGCTGCGCTTTGCCGAGGGCGCGGACTACACGCCGGAATACCGGCCCAGGGACATACCGATTGCCGGGCTTGGCGTGAGTGCTGACGGGCAAAACGCGGCGGCGAGGCTGGCGAGGGCGGAAAATGGAAAACCGGCTGTGGCGCAGGTTGTGGCCGAGGACGGGGCGATTTCCTCTGCCGAGGCCGAAAGAGCGCTGGCGAGCGCCCAATTCGATACCAGCCAAGTCCCCGGTGACGTGGCGGCGGTGATGCGGGCGGTGAGCCCGGAAAGCGAAGCGCGCGCCTTCGACGTTCATACGAGGCAACATTTAGAAGCCGATATCGCGGCGCGGGAAACCACGGCGAAGTTGATCCAAAACCGCAATGGCGGCGGAAAATTCGTCGAGAGCGAACCGGTCTCGGCACAAATTGTCAGTTTTGGCCATTTCCAGTATGCCGCGAAGCCGGCATTTGACGCCGAGACGGCGGCCATGAAAGGCCAGTTGGCGGAAATCGAAACGCGCATTGCCGCCGGTGAGCCAAATCCGCAGGTGTTGCCGATGCTGCGCAAACGGCGTGAGGATGCAATTGCGGCTGGCCAGTCATCCGGAAATACCGGAAAGCTGCCGCCGCCGGAACCGGCCCGCCCGGCGATCCCTGAAGGCGGCGTTGACGATGTGGCCGCACCTGAGGTGGCCACGCTCACCGATACGATTTTGCGCGAGACATTGGAACAGGATGGCGAACGGGTGGTGATGCTCTCCGGCCTGGACGATGCCGGGCGCACCATCTCCAAGGGCATGAATTTTACCGCCGCCTTGGCCGAGGCCAACCGGCCCGGCCATCTGGCCACGGCAGTATTGGGCTGTAGGGTGATCTGATGGCATTCCGCGACTGTCTGAATACCATGGCCGAGGCTGGCGATATCACCCGGCAAGAGGCCGAGTTGCTGGGCGACCGTTACGAAACCATCCGCCGGCGCAAGGCCAAGGACAGCGGCAGCCTGGCCGAACAGCTGGCGCGCGACGATCTGATGAAGGAACTGCACGCGGAACGGCTGGAAAAGCGCCGCCACCTGGCGCTGACCGTGGCGGCGGTGCAGCGGCTGGACCAGCGCTTTTCCGGCGCGGCGGACATCAACGCGGAGGCGCTGGACTTACTGGAGAGCTTTCAGAAGCGCTCGATCCGGGGCAAGCAGGTGGCGATCACCGGCGAAGTCCATGGCCGCATGGAAGCCCTGCTCTATCATTTCCGCCGCACCAAGCTTTTGGGAAATCGCGGCAACAAGGCCGATCTCGATAACCTGGTGCGCGAGGCCTTCGGCGTCGATACCAAGGACGCCGGGGCCAAGGATTTGGCGCAAAGCTGGAAAGAGGCCCACGAGTGGCTGCGGCGGCGCTTCAACGCGGCGGGCGGTGCGATTGCGCAGCTGGAAAATTGGGGCCTGCCGCAGATGCATGATGCCCGGGCCTTGCGCAAGGCGGGCCGGGATGCGTGGAAGGCGCGGATCGGCCCCGCGCTCGATCTCTCGCGCATGCGCCATCCGTTGACCGGCGAAGCCTTGGCTCCTGAGGAGTTGGATGGCGCACTCAATGCCGCTTATGACAGCATCACCACCGAAGGCTGGGCGACGCGCGAACCCACCATGACAGCATTCGGCACCGGCAAAATCGCCAACCAGCACCAGGACCACCGGTTTCTGATCTTCAAGGACCCGGATGCCTGGCTGTCCTACCAGCGCGATTTCGGCGAGGGCGATCCCTTCGCGGCGATGATGGCGCATGTGAACCGGATGGCGCGGGATATCGCCGCCATGGAGGAACTGGGGCCCAACCCCTCGGCGATGCTGGAGCATATCAAACAGCGGTTGATGAAGGCCGATGCGGCCAGCGGCGGCGGTGGTTCGACCGCGGCGGTAAAGCGGATCGATGAAATCTGGGGCGCCATGCGTGGTGCCCTGGAAACGCCAGTCAATCAGACCTTTGCCGATGTGATGGCCGCCGCGCGCAGCCTGGTCAGTTCGCAAATCATGGGCTCCGCGGCAATCATCTCGGTCACCGGCGATCTCGGCACCAGCGCCCACGCGCGCAAGTTCGCCGGCATCGGCGGCAGCGCCGGGCTGGATATCATCAAACAATTCGTGCCCGCCAACCGGCGCGAGGCGGTGGCATCAGGGCTGATCCTGGAAAACGCCATGCATACGCTGCACACGCAGGCGCGTTATGTCGGCAGCTTCGGCGGGCCGGAATGGGCACGCCGCCTGGCGGACCGGACCATGACCTGGAGCGGGCTGACGCCCTGGACCCAGGCGGCGCGCCATGCCGGCGGCCTGGCGATCATGCATGAGC